ACCGCGCCCAGCGGTCCGATGAGCGCTCGCGATTCAATGCCCATCATGGACATCACCCCGGTCATTTGCATGGCATATCGCGATGTCGTACTGAATGACCGTTGCAGGCCCGGCATCGTCCGCGCCTGCATTTCATCAAAGCCGCGCGAGACGCGGCCCAGCGCCGCCTCAGCCAGGCCGGTATCCGCGCCGATGCGGATCGTCGTTTCCGCGTAGTCAGGCATTGCTTCCCCGCGCCTTCATGTCCTTCAACCGTTCGGCTTCCAATTTATTGCGCACGTTCACGTAGCGCGCGAGCATCTCGTACTCCTGTTGAGGCAGCGCCCGCCAATCCGTGGGATAGATTTGCTGGCCCATTTTGTCTGCGATGTTTGTCCGGGAGAGGAACCGCGAGACGTGTGGGCGCACTTTCGGGAACGGATATTTCGGGCAGTCGCCGTGCTTCTTGCATCCCGCGCAGAAATAGTCGGCGACCATACATCCATCGCACGTTTCCCGCGTCGGCGGCTTGCCATCCCGCCACCAGGTGCAGCCCTCGTTCGTCGCCTCGTCATATGGATGACACCACAGCGAGGTCGGCAACTCGTTCCCCCAGCGGATTGCCTGCTCCAGATTCAGCAGGTCTGCCCGGTTCCGCGCGAAAAAACTTGTTCGCCCAATCGTGCAATTGGAACAGCACGCTGTCCCGCAAGCTGCGCACGGCTTGTTCCGTCACCGGCCGCGAATCGCTCCAGCCCTCGCCGCCGATCTTCGTATAGCCCCCCAGCATTGCGCACACTTCGCCGATGACGATCAGATAGCCATCAAGCGAGCGGGCCATTGCCTCGGCAACGGTCGTGGCCTCCGGCGCGGCAACCCGCGCCCTTGCCCGAATCTCCTGGTGCTCACCCGCCGTCATCGGCCGCAGCCGAAACTCCGTCCCGCCGATCTTGACCACGGCCAGCGGCACGTCCTTGTCGATCCAGCAGTTCTCGAATTGCGGTTCACTCATTGCGGTACTCCTTGCTTAGGTTCCGTCATACGCGCCTAGTGCCGTTGCCGGTTCTGCCACCTTGTCGGTGACGGTGATGAATGACGATCCGATATTGTACAAATCGTAAGCCGTGAAGGAAATTTCCTCCATGATGAAGCTCCGGTCCGTCCCCTTCGGCGTTGCCGGAGTGAACTTCACGTCGTTCAGGATGACCTTGAGAGAATAGTCGGTATCGGTGGGATGCACAAAACTCAATTCGATAGCGGTCACCGTTTCCGCGAGTGCACGTTCGTAGAACTTTGAATACGTGGTCCCATCGTTTGCCAATCGCCGCTTCAAGGTTCCCGTGACCGAATGACCCGTCTTTGCGAGAACGGCAATTTGATTCGAACCGATGCCACCAGCACGGTCGAATGACTCTTCGAGCTGATTCTCGAATGTAATGTCGAAAGCGGTGATCGGCGTAGAGACCGTCGCCACCTTGAACGTGCCGTGCTTCATGATCCAGTAGGCTGGCGTGGTTTGCGTACCGACTGTCGGCGGCGTTATCTCGGCAGCAAGCACCTCTTCCTTGCCGACAATATCAAAGGAGAATTCCACGGCCTGACCAACTACGCCAGACAGTTTCATGCTCTTGATCTGACAGCCGTGATAGCGGTAACTCTTGTCGTTCCGATTCACGCCAAACGACAAGCCGGGATACAACTTGTCATTCCAGTAATGCAAATGGGTGTACTTCGTCCCGGATGGCCCGCTTGTAGCCACGCCACCGAGAAGATGTTTGAGAATGAAACCGAACGTGCCCTCATACGTCGAAGAACGATAGTAGATCGGCAACAATCCGCCGAAAGAGCCGCCAACCTTTTCCGCGCCCAGCGCGCTATCTTCATCGTATGGACCGATCTTTTGTCGCAAATGCTCGGCGGTAATCAGGTCGATTGATTTGGCGATACTGACGTCGGGCTTTACCAGCAATTGATGCCTGATTCCCGCCGTCAAATCTTCTACGCTGCCGTAGGTTGCCGCCTCCTTGAATACGAGCGCTTGAGAGAATCCGAGTGACATGACACCTATCTCCTTACGTCTGCGTGATCGTCCTGGTGTTCAGGAGCGTCACTTCTAGTGATCCGCCGAATAGCGGGGCGCCCGCCACGGCGGGCAGTTCTCCGATTGCCGGGCCGAAATCCGCGCCCGTGGCAAGCAGTTCGCCGTAATTGTCCGGCGTGGAATCGGTCAGCAGAAATTTGATGATCTTGTCCAGCATCGTCACGACATCGATGTAATAAGTGTCCGCGCGAAAAAGGTTTGAAAAATAGGTGATCTTGATCGTGACTTCGTAATCGACCATGAGTGTGGGATAACTTACGGCGGCCAGGCGGCACCGCGCACCCGATATTTCAAGCGCGATGCAGGGGCCGCTGCGCCCGCTCAAATAGGACGGGTAACTATCGACGGTCTTGACGCCCCAGGCCGCTTTCTGCGTTTCCAGGTGCGCCTTCATCGAGGTCAGCGCGTCCTTGAGTACGATCCCGGTATCAGGCATTTACGGACCCCCGGCGCGCCCGCGCGGCCATACTGACAATGTGAGTTTTAAGGAATCCCATGAGTATCTTTAGGTCATCGGGCACCTTCATCCCGCGAAATCTGCGTTTGCGGGGGGCGCCATCTTTGCGGATTCGCTCCGTCACTTGATGAAAGATGCCATAAGGTACGCGGCTGCCGTAGGTTATTCGCTTTGGTTCGAGAATGATGATGCTGTCCGCGCTCTTCCCGCCCATGGTCATGGATTTCCGTAGCCGCCCCGTGCGGTAGAGAATCTTCTTCCGCGTCCCCGCCGGTTTCGTTTTGGCGTAATCAGGATCGAGCGGCGTCCACGCCGCGCCGGTGAACGGATCGGCCATACTGTCGAACGTCCGCCGATGGCGGCTCTGCAAGGTGATGACGAACCGTTTCCACACCGGCCGCAGATCGCGGATGGCTATACCCGGCGCGCGCAGCGTTTGCCGGACTTGGTGTGTCGGTCCCACCGGCCAGTCCATTGTTATTCTCACGATGATGTCCCCCCATAGGGCAGACACCGTGATGCGCCGAAGATCGGTTGGGAAATATCCCCAGCATCCCCCTTTAATGTTTCCCCTTCGAGAATGATGTCCCGTCCGGCCATCGGTGCCTGCTTTCCCGTAGGGACAATTTGCTCCAGTAAGGCATCAGCTTCTGCTTTCCAATTGCGCACGGCCGCCGGAAGATCATCGATTGTCGCGGTTGGCTGCATCGCCGACCAGATATTGTAACAGACCAGCTTAGTAGCGATCTCTTTGACTAGATCGTAGGCAGATTCAGAATTCAAGGACATCGGTTGGACATAGAAGCGGGACAGCCGACCAATGATTGTCGATTCAGTAGATTTCTGAATCGCATCCACATCAGCTCCCGAAATATCGTCAGCTTCATCATCGCCGATTGCGATACGGTTGTTGACTGTCCGCAACCATGTCTTGATTGCATTATCGTCCGTCAGACCCGTCATGTTGTTCTCCGATAATTAGCCAGGCATATAGGGGCGGCAACTATCACGTTCTTCCGATTTTACCGCCCCTGTCGCCTTTGGGGTTACTTTACCCCACCCTTACCACCCTTGCTTCCCTTTTTCGTGCCTTTCTTTGGCATCGATCACTCCTCCGTTTACGCGCCGGTTGATCCGTAGGCCAAGCGCGGATCGGTATAGCCGACCGCCTGTGCGCCACGGATGATGTACTCCGCATATCCGTACTTGGCCACCCACTCGGCGCTGTCGATGGCATTCAGACTGTACGGGATTTCCACGAGCTTGATGATCGGCTTCAGCGGCCCACCGCAGGCCATCAAGTGCCATTCGGTGCTCGTCGACAAATACGGCGAGATGAGTGGCGTGACATCCCCGGCCATGACGTTTGTCGTGCCGTCGATCTGGGTGGCCTTGAGCATCTTCAGAACCGTCTCACGATTGGCCGGATGCACCATCAGGTGCGTCGGGATATGTGCCATCGGAACCGCGTGCTCATCTGGCGCGGTGTTGATCGTCAGCCAGGCCAGATTGTAGGCCGTCATGTCAACGTAACTCAGCGCAGAATTGTCCACGTTGTCGTGCGTGCCGGAATCACCGTAACTGTGATTCGCCGCGTAGAACGCCTTCGAGTCGAATGCCGCGCCATTGGTCGTGGCGAATCCGCTCGACAACTTCTCGGCACAGAGCTTGTCCTCATAGATCGCCGTGCGCGAAAAGACCTGGCTAGTCAACAAACCAACCTGTCCCAGCCGATTGTGGTAGAGCATCTTGGTGCCGATCTGCAACGCCACTCCCTGCTCGCCCACGGTGATCGTGTAGTCGCTGTGAGAGACCTTGCCAACATCGACCACGCCGCGAATTTCGCGGATCATCGGCGTCGCGCCGAACCAGTCGAACTTGTTCGTCTCCTCGGCGCCAGTCAGTTCACTCGCGAACTGCGGCCATTGCGCCGGGTGTGTCTCATAGATTTGCTGAAAGATGGCCTCAACTCTCGTTCGGAGTTCAGCAAGAATATCACCTGAGATAATCATGTTTCGTCCTCCTCAATTGACTGTCATCCACGCCGATTAGCTCGATGCTGTTGCCGGAGCTTTCGGCTGATTGATTTCCACCCATGCGCTGGTCGCGCTGAGCCATTCGACCATAATGCCCACGCCCTGGACGTTTGTCGATCCGGTGTCGTCGGTCACTGTCGCGTCATCCGCGATGTAGACCATGTGACCGACATCGGCGAGGGCCAGACTGGAGCCGGTCAGTTTGAAACATCCGGTTGTCCAGACCTTGACACGCTTCGCGCCCGTGGTGGCACCGCCGGTCACGCTTTCAATGGCGATACCCGCGAAATATCCGGCAGCCGAATCTGCGCCGGGGATAATGTCACCCGTTGTGGCGTGCCACATGACGAGGGCACCCTTGTAGATGACGGCGGCCGCAGCAACCGGATAGTCCCGGATATGTCCGGGGTCTCGCATGTCGAGTTCTTGCGCTGCTGTTAATGCCATATTTCTTCACTCCTCTTTGTTGTTGTCCTCAGTTACGCGGTGACCAATTGGCGGTCCCGCACCTTCTTGATGAACTCCGGCCTCAGACCACATGCCTTGTCGAATGAGGCCATGTTGGTATCTTCCTTGGCGTGCTTGGCGGCCAGTGTAACGTTGACCGTTCCCGCATCGGAATTCGCCGAATCGGTCGGCCCGGAGGTCTTGGCACCAGTCCAGAAGCCGTCAACGATCAAGGCGAGTTGATCCTTCTGCTCCTGCTCCGTTGCCAACTGCATCAGCATCACCTTGCTTCCGGGATGCAGGTTTGCCGGGAGATTCGAGGCAGAGAGCATGGCATCGACCGTCTTTTCCTTGGCCGCCCGCGCTGTCTGCGCCGCAAGATCGGCGTTTGCCTTGGTTAACTCCGCGTTCTTGGCTCGCAGTTCTGCGAGTTCTTGTTTTTCGTCCACGTTCAACTCCTTTATGGCGCTGACTGGTTTCTCTTGTTTCGCCGCCGCGACCGATTGCAGTACGCCGGTGCGCGGGAATGCTGGATTGTAAAGGAAATCTACGCTGACTACTTCCTCGATGGAATCGTAGCGCAATGCCTCCC